TAATTATAGAATTGAGCGTGGTCGTAGACCAAATCTTCTCAAGTTTTATGTTAATAATATAGAACAAGATTCTGAAGAAAGTGATGATGCTCAAGGCGACATGCGTGAAACACAAAAAGATGTGGATGAGCTACTGGGCATGAGTCACGACATGTTCAAACACATTGTTGCTTTGAATACCTATACAGAGCCGTTCTTAAGTATGCGGGCCAATGACCAACGTGCAATTATTGAGCAGTTGTTGGGCATTACTCTGCTCAGCGAAAAGTCTGAAGCATTAAAAGAACTGATCCGAATTACAAAAGATGAAATACAACAAGAAAGCGCCAACATTGAGGCCGCTAAAAAGTCCAACGAAAAGATTCAACAAAGTGTGGACAGTTTAACCACTAGACAAACTGCTTGGTACACACAACAGGCCACAGATTTAGAAAAAATTGGCAAGGCCATTAATGAATTACACAGTGTTGACATTACAAAAGAGCTAGAGCAACACACCAAGCTCAAAGCATATGATGATCATAGTGCAAAAATTAAAAGTTTAAACAAAGAAAAGGCCACTTTAGAAAGTGCAATTATTCAAGCTGAAAGAACTGTAAAGAAATATACCACAGAACTCACAGCATTAGATAATAAAGCATGTCATGCTTGTGAACAACAACTTCATGACCACAAGCATGAAGAGATGACTGCTCTTGCTAATAAAAATTTAAAAGAAGCAACAACTTATTTTAACAAGGTCACAGCAGACCTAGCAAAAATCAACAAAGAGTTGACTGCAATTGGTGACATCAATGGCAGGCCAAAAACATATTACGATACTTTAGAAGAAGCACTAAAACATCAAAACAATTTAACTACTTTAGAAAGTCAGTTGGTAAAACGTGCTGAAGAAATTGATCCTTATCAAGAGCAAATTGACGAGCTACGCAATACTGCAATGCAGGAAATTACTTGGGATCATGTAAACGAGTTGACCAACTTAAAAGAACATCAAGAGTTCTTGCTCAAGTTGCTCACAAGTAAGGACAGCTTTATACGGAAAAAGATCATTGATCAGAATTTAGCTTATCTCAATAACAGATTGACCTACTATCTCGACAAGATGGGACTACCGCATACAGTTGTGTTCCAAAACGACTTAACTGTAGAAATCACGCAACTTGGGCAGGATCTAGACTTTGATAACTTGAGTCGTGGTGAACGTAATAGACTTATACTTGGCTTGTCATGGAGTTTCCGTGACGTATGGGAAAGTTTATATCAAAGTATCAACTTGTTGTTTGTTGATGAACTTATTGACAACGGATTAGATGCAAGTGGAGTTGAAGGTGCGCTGGCTGTGCTTAAAAAGATGGCACGTGAACGCAACAAAAACATTTATTTGATCAGTCACAAGGATGAATTGATTGGTCGTGTTAATAATGTTCTTAGAGTTATCAAAGAAAATGGATTTACATCATATGCAAACGATGTGGAGTATGTAGATTAACATGGAACAAGATGAAGTATTGCACGCCGAGCTCATGCAGGCGTTTAGCAAATATTTTAAAGCCAATCAACGATGGATCAATACAGGTACACGTATTGCTGGTCGGGAAGTTCGCTATTGGCTCAGTGAAATTAGAAGATTATGTAGCTTACGAAGAGAACATGTAAGAGCATGGCGCAAAGAATTAGACGAAATTAAAAAGCAAAAGAAAGAAATCCAAAAGGCACAGGCAACAGGCACAGATACAACTAACTAGTTGATGACATGGTATTATCAAGATACAATTATAGAAGAACTACCGGAAGACTGCGTGGGATTCGTATACTTGATAACAAATGTCATCTCTGGTAGAAAATACATAGGCAAAAAATTAGCCAAATTCTCTAAAACATCATACAAAGTAGTAAAACTCAAAAACGGCACTAAGAAAAAGAAGAAGATTCGCAGTAAAATTGACAGTGACTGGCGTGAATATTACGGCAGTAACTTGGAATTGAATGTGGATGTTCTAAAATTAGGCAAAGAAAATTTCAAAAGAGAAGTATTATACTACTGTAAAAGCAAATCTGAATGTAGTTACATTGAGGCCAGAGAACAATTCACCCACAAAGTATTAGAATCTAAAGACTATTATAACGGACAGATCAGCGTTCGTGTACATGGCTCACACATTTTAAAATCATAGGCTCCACAAGCGGTACAACGCAAGCGTCGGCTAAATTCGGACGCCCTAGACCTGGATCTCGGATCGCAGGGATGGAAACCTCTTGCCGCTAAGAGTACTCAATCACTATCCTTAACAGGACGAAGATGGGATATGCCTTCATAAACCCGTTTGATTGTTTGAAAATATTTAAAAGGCTAAAAGATAGGGCAATGAGATAAAGCAACCCTAGGGTTATTGTACGTGACAATAGATGTATAATAACTACCGTCATAAAGAAGACGTGGCTCGAGGTACCGGATGACCGCCTCTGTAATGCTATATTATTGTAATGGTGAGGCAACTCGCATAATGTTTCTTCTCCCGGCAACGGGAGAAGTATGGCTCCACAATCTGCATAATATTTAAACTGCTTCGCAGTTAATAGTTAAATACTTTTAGAAAAGAAAGAAATGTGTTTAAGTGAAGCTTTAGCTGAACGCAAACACATGTGAGCGTAAGCTCACATCAAAATGATAAATATACTATTATGAATATCCACGAAATTATATCCGAACAACATACTCAGGAAGGCTGGGTTAGTGCTGGAGTTAAAGCACTGACTAGAAGCGGACAAACTGCGGCTTTAGCGGCTAGTAAATCAGCTAGGGCGGCTAAAGCCGCAGAAATGGTTGCTAGTCATTACGGCAGTCAAACAATGAAATTGCTTTATGCACTGGATATTGTAAAAGAAGTTGTTAATTATAATTTAAAAGTAAGCGCATTGGATAAAAGTGCTGGTGATTACGAAGAAAAATTAAGAACTCTTCGTGGGCAATTTATTGTTGCTATATTAGGTCCTAAAGTTGCCATGTGGGTAGGCAACAAATTATTGTTAACTAAGATTTTCAAGTTTCTTCCATGGATTTTACAAAAATTTGGTGCTCCTGGCGCGGCCGCTATTACTCGTCAATTGTCTTACAAGGGTGCCGAAGCCGCATTATTACTTTGGTGGTCAACTGATGCTGGTAAGCAATGGCTTACAGATACCTTTGGTGTTATGATTACGGGCGTGGGAACTATTCCTGAAATTGCTGGTAGTGTATTTGGAGCTGCCAAAGCAGTTGCTCAAGTTGCAACTGGCACTGGTGGTGCTGCCGATTTACAAAAACAAAGAGATAGCGGCGATCCAACAGCTCAACAAGATTTTGATCCCAATGATCCAGCGAGTATTATGGGCAAAGCTGTGGGCGGTGCGTTTGCTGATCCATTTAAAGGCACTGGACGTGCGGCGTCAATATTATAATAAAGGCAGTCCACTTTTTTTAGTTAGTTCAATATTGTCTTTAATAACTTCATTCATTACAACTCTGTCATCCCTAGTGTAAGTATGGAACAGATCTTGACTACTAACTCCCCCACGCATGTACCAGCTGATACGAAAGATTTCATCTTTCAAGTCTCTAATGTAAAGGTCAAAACTTTTTAAGTATGCCTCTAGTTCAGAGTCTGGGGTATAAATCAGCCTCTGACGAAAAAATTTGATTGATCCAAAGTAACTTCAACTTTAGATTCATGACCACAACTACTGCATTTTATATCTTGCTTGGGCATGTCCCACTGTGTTTTGTTAGCTTCAAGTTTTTCTTTAATGCGTTTAAAAAATTCCCTGTCGCTATTTTTTAACCATTCGTCAATCATTGTAGCATCATCAACTGTGTCATTACCAATTTGAATATTTTCAATACTGATCAAGAATAATTCTATTTGCATTTCAGCAATGCGTTTATAGATATCGTCTTGTATTTTTTTCATTTGTTCATCATCCCCAGCATTTTCGGCTGTACTCAACTGATACAACATCTTTTGAAGTTTATAGTTTTCCATATTAAACTTTGTGATTTCACTATATTTCAAAGGTCTAATATTAATTGTAAGATCATCTATTTTA